CAGCCTTTTTAAAAGCTTCATCTGCTGCTTTTGAAGCGTCCTTAGCTAACTTGTTTTGTTTTGATGCTTGAGCGATAGACATCCCTGTAGATGCTAAAGTTGTTCCCGCTGCTATTATTGATGTTATTGCCGCCATATTATAATTCTTTAATCATTTCTTTATTGTATGAATCTCCCGTGGTATAACCTTGCTGCTCATAAACACCAATAAGTCCGTTATGCTTTATTAAGGCATAAGCGAACTTATTATCTAGGTTCTTTGCAACTGATGTTAATGTCTCTATCAAGATTGATAATGCTTCTTTACGTGATTCCTTATACTGTTTGTTTGATATAATCCAATCCACCCACGCTACTTTTGAGTTGGTGTTGTATAGAAAGCCTGCACATACAGGCGTATCACCATCCCAAACCATTATACCACCTTGGCCATCTTGAGGTAAGAAATCTCTGCAAGGAGCTTCCCATCCCCAATCCTTCCACCATCCCTTAAGGATGTTGTCGTAATCTTCGTGCTGTAGTGGAGTTGTATTGAATTTCATTTAGTAGCAAATATACTAAATTTTAAGGATAACTTTTCATTACCTCAGACTCAATAGCAAACAGCTCACTTGCTGCGGTTACTGTATTAGGGAGTGTAAGAGTTATCTCAGCGTAATGGCCCATCACTCCAAGAGATTCAGCCTGAGCATTCTTGAAGTACATAAAGAAATCACCTGCTGTTGGAAGGGTTCCTGTCTTATCTGTACTAATAGCATTAAGAAGTGGAGTTGTAGATACACCTGTAAGTACACCTACAAAGGTTAAAGTAGAACCTGACCCTGCGTATATAGCATCACCAACAGACATTTGAGTCTGAAGGTTTAAGTTTGATGCAAATCCAATTAAATATGCAGTTGCCTCTTCAACAACCGCTATAGCCTCACCTACGCCTCCGTTTGCTCGTGACTTAAAGTCAGACTCAGTTAACGCACCACCTGCGGCAGCACCATTGGTTCTAACATAAGCAAAATAGTTCCCCTCTTTCTTTACAAACGATGTGTTTGTTATTGAGCTCGACTGAGCCGCTACATCTGTAAGTATCTCAGCAGACCACGCATCAGTAGACTCAAGGTTAAGCGTCTTAAAGAGCTTATTATCTAAAGGACTTTCATTGATAACAGTCTTAATTATAGATGAATAAAGAACACCATAATAATTATTACGAGTAGCATTAGTATTGTGTCTATATAACTGCCCGTTCTTAAAGCTATAGAAATAGTTATTCATCCCTATCATATACTCAGGGTTGTAACTGTAGAACGAAGGAAATCCTTTAGACCCCTCGCTGTATGTAAGTGTATAATTCGCCATATCTTTATTTTAACAATCTGCTACATCACTAATTACTCCGTCTGTTGATTTAAAGCTACACTTAAAAAGAGTACCTTGAGTAGCTTCAGGAAAAAATGAAGCAAGACTTTGCCAATAGCCATCATCAAGCTTTGTATACACCCCACTTCCTAAAGTATTTGTTGTAAAAATATAATCTCCGTTTTTAAACTGACCATCAACTGTCCCCCTTACCTTTCCGTGTACTAATTTTCGTGAACCAAGACCTTCACCACAAGCATTATTTGCGGTTGTCTGAACAGTTAAAGTTAAACTTCCGTTAAAATCATACAAAGATGTAGGACATTCTACATTAACAGTCGGTCTATTTTGCACTACATTTCCACAAGGATATATAACGGATACTTGAAATACATCTTGAGCTACATCTGATTTAGGTACATAAGTAATAATAGTACCCGTAGTAAGATTTAATCCCGCAACAGGAGATGTTAATTGGTTTGTAAATGTATAGCTGTCTAAGTCTCCTGTAGGCTCAAAAGCTTGAGTGTTAGGATTGTACTTATACTCAGGCAGTTCGGCAGCACCCGCAGTCCAATTAGCACATCCTGTAGGAGTGTTGTTAAAAAAATAACTAGGGACTGTATCACTAGGGGCTGTAATAACATTATCTGTAGCTCCTGAAATACCAACAGATGAAAAAGAATTTACAGCAGGTGGCAACGCCCCTGTCCCTTTAATAAAAATACCTGTAGGTCTTTTACTATGTGGATTAAGTTGAGTCATACCCGATATTGTTATCTTTACAGCACCTAAATTAGCATTCATTTTGTAGTTAATTTTACACGCTGAAGCCACTACAGGTTGAATAGTAATATTTTGCTCACAAGAAAATTCATCACAAGCAGGGCAAGCAATCACGGGAAGTAATCCGGAGGAATCCTGTCTTCTTGTAACTAATCCGTCAGAGTAGTATCCGTTAGCAGCAAGCGTTGTTAAGTCGCTAGTCGTAAAAACACCGGTTGAGCTTTCTAAGTTAGCCCCGTCCATAAAGAAAGAATTATATTCAGCCATTTTTTATTTTAATTTTAACAATCACAAGTTACAATTTCTATAGTAATACTTAAAGCCCCAATTGGAGTATAGCTCGGGTATGTGCTTGAGCAAATATCTACAAAGTTGTTGGGGAATATTTCTTGAGAGCCACCCGATGTCGTTACATCTATAACAGAAGTACCATTATTAGTGACCTTATAAGTAGTACTTACCGATGGGCTGCAAGCACAAGCACAGCAAACAGCTTCTAATCCTGCATAAGAACTGTCTGAGCTATAACACAATAAGGTTGAGTTAGCTTTTCTAAAGTCCCAAATTAAATATAGTATTTTATCAACACCTACTATTGTTCCTAAAGTAAAAGCAGAGTTAAACGCAGGGTTAGAACCTAAAGGTACAGCTCCTGAAGTAGGTAAGGCGTTTATTAAAGCACTCAAATCAGTTGCATTATTATCATATACCGTAGAGGATACTAGAAATCTAAAGGTGTCAAGTCTATCTCCTATATTTTGAACATCATAAGTGTCACCTTTATATTTAAAAGTTCTCATAGACATATCGCACCCACTAAACGGAATAATACCTTGACCTTGGATTCCATCATATATTTTATAAGAAGAAGCAAAAGGTGTAAGAGTATTTTGTATAAAATTTGAAACTTGGTATGGGGATTCTACCGTTTGCCCCGTACTTGAATCATAAGTCCAACCGTAATGTATTGACTTACCTTCCTCTTCATTGTTTGTAAGAACAATAGCTCTTACTTGAAGTGGGTTATTTGTAGGACACAGAGCTTCTACAGTAACAACAGGCTTATCTGTAGAAACACTCTTAGTTATCGTTATTGTAAACTCGTTAGGAAAAATTAAGTTCTTGACTACTTGAACAAACTGCGAACTAGCAATAGTATACGTAAACTTTACAACTCCATTATAAGTTCCAACAACAACTATAGGATTGGTTGTTTCAAAGTTAAAATCCATATTACCTATATTTTCAGACATATCAACTACGATTGATATTTCATTGTCAGAATCTAAAGTATATACGTTTTTAGAACCACAAGGTATTACACCTTTTTCTAAAGGTAATGCGATGTCGTTACTTGTTAGAACGTATTCATTCATGTATGGGTCATAACCTCCTAGCTTTTGAGTATTAAAGCTATCCGTAAATAAGTCTCTAAACCAACCACGCATACCTAACTCTGATATAACATTTAGCTGCTCGCTTGAAGCACTACTACCTTTAAGCTGTAATAAAGCTCCTCTTTTAGAATCAGTAAAGAATTTATCAGGTCCGTAAGAAACAAAGCTTTCTGTATTATTACTAATACCAAAATCCTCAACCCTAGCTATCTGCTTACCTAACACTTCAGGAACAGAGGTCAATACGCTACCACCGGATGCATCTGATAATAAATTCTTTCCTGATAGTACGTATGAAATTTTATCTTCCTGTAAAACAAGAATATCAGTTTCACGTGCAAACATCTTATTAATAGGACCAAAAGAATCCTCTAAAGGCTTAAAGTTTAATAACCCTAAGTTAAATTGATTTAACCTATTTAAGTTTGTCTCATCGTTATATATACCACTGTAGGTTATATCGCTAACCCTATTAGCTCTTTTATAGTCTTGCTCAGAAACAGTGGTAACACGGTTACCCATTAGCATCTTCTTTCCTGCTATAGAATCTCTAATCTTATAGCTTTCAACTCCATTACCAAATGAATAGCAGTTAGCAAAGCTTAAATTAAAAGCTCCATTTATACTAGAAGTCTGATTGGTATCCCCTGCTATAAATGACTCGTGATATCCGTTAGCTGACACATTATATGTATCTTGACCTTCATACCATACGTCAGGTAATGACTCTGTAGGTTCAGTCTCAAATATAACTGTACCATCTGATAGTGTAACTTTAAATCTACATTTAATTCTTGAGTTACCACTATTAGCTTCACAAGCATTAAATCCTTTAATTAAAAATTTAAGTTCATCAGTAGTTGAATCTTTAGACCAAGCAAAATTAACTTTTTTATTATCCGGACCGGAAAATACAGTATCTTCCCAACCTGTAGACGGTGATACGTTAATTGAGTTATATAAAAAAGACACACCACTTGAAATATTTGCTTGGTTAAATGTTGATGCTATATTATCTGAATTAAACCAATCTTGTAGATTATTATAATCTGCAGAAGCAATATATGTTCTATTTAATTTAAAGTATTTATAATCACAACTATAGAATATACTTGAATCTTCGTTTCTATATATATCTAAATCAAGTTCAATTACTGACCCTTGTGGTATAGCGTAGTTATTATAATTAGGAGTTGCAAAACTCTTTTCAAAGCCATTATAAAATAGAAAGGGGGCTTGTCCATTAGATTCAGAAGGACTAGCTTGAAGCCCGGGGTCTATAACTACATTATCTATAAATGCAGTAGAAAAATCTGATGCAGAAATTTTCATATACGTTCCTGCAGGGACCGTTACATTAGGCTCTAGGGCAATAATACCTCCTTCGGCAACAGTAACTTTTTCAAGTACAGTTGCGTAAGTGCAACTAGTTAAAGGTCCATCAGCAGACCTCTTTACAATATATCTATCTCCATCTTCAACCTTAGCTATATTCTCTCCCTCTAATTTAAAATAAGTGTAGTTTGTACCTGACTCTTCAAAATATATCTGAGAATATATAGTCTCATAATCTTCTCCGTCAGGCTTTATAACAAACTTAAATGTTTTAGCAAAATCAGGAGCCAACTGAGAAGGAGGCATTGTAACCTTTATTGAGTTTTTATTTGCACTATTAATACAAGGTATGTAAACAGTGTTATTCTCACTAGCTAGAGCTGTAGTAGCTCTATTAAACTCATCCATATAGACTATGCCAACCTCATACCCTCTATTACTGTGTAAGCTTGCTCCGTTACTTATTTCAGAATATGAAAAATCTATTTGAGTTAATCTAAATAACTCGTAGACAGTGTTAGAAGGGACAGGGGTTCCTATATTGGAGGTATAACCCATCGTTATAACTGATAAGTTTAACACAGGTAAGTTTGATGCAGCTGTAACTAATATTGGTCCTACTGCATCTATTCCACTTTCAAATTTAGTGTAATCACCAATTTGGGATAGCAAAGAATTATTTATTACATCTGTAAATGTACTACCTAAAGCTGCGTTAGCAACTAATTGAATATTTGTAGTAGTACCCATCTTCTCTTGAAAATCTATGCTATTAACTAATTCAAATACACTATTAAAATCTTGAAGTAAAGTATAATTAAAAACAACAGTTGTATGTGGGTTTACTCCATCAGGTAAAGGGACACCGGCACTTGAAGGTTCCCAATCTTCGTGTGTAATTGTAAAACTAAGCGTTAATACACCTCCTGTATTTAGCACTGCTATTTCACTAAGTGTAACTTCAACCTTACCATCAGAATTTTCTGCATTTGCTAAGCCGTATTGTTGTTGAACTACTACAGATGTTGTTATGGGTGTTAGACCAAATGCCTCACTTATAGAGTCAATATAATAACTTAGATTAGTTTTTAATCCGTTTCTTTTTAAATTATACCCATCAACATAGTTCCCATACATAATACGATTACCCATAAGAGTTTGAGTCTTGGCTAACAATGGTACATTATCATATAACCTTAGTATCTCACCTTCAGACAGTATAGTAAATATTTTACTATCCTCAAACGTGTATACTTGGATAGAGTTGTTAGGTAGAATTGTTGCGTCTAAAGATTCAATTACCTTTATAATGTTAGAAGCAGATTCTTTAAATAAAATCTCCACAGCCACAACCTCGCTCCCTCCTGAGTTGTATGTTACGGTAACTCCATTTTTTGAGTTAACCATACCCTCATTTAAAAAAGTATCAGATGATAATGAAAATGGTTTTGGTACAAAGCTTGGATTTGTAAATTGAGATGTGGCTGAGTATTCGTTGTTTTTATATTTATATCTATAAGAAAAGCAAATAAACCTCTCCTGCATAAACGTGTCAGTATTACCCGTTAGAGTGTTAGACGCTAAGGGGGCAGAAGAAGGTGGTTTAACTACAACAAGTATATCGTTATAATTAAATTCATCATTACCTCCTATAGTACTAGGGTAAGCATACCACTCATTAACATTTATTCTTCTAGGCGGGTTGTAATTGTCTGTAAAAAATAATAAATCACCTACCTTATTAACCTCCGTTATTAAATAAGATGGGTTAAAGTTTAATGTAGTGTTTGTAATGTCATTAGCGTTTTTAAAGCTAATAATGTGGTATCTTAAATTTAACGTCTTAGTATTAAATGATACTATTAAGTCGGCTTTACCTGTACCCGTAGATGCAGAAGTCTTGTCGTGTATAAACCAATATATAGTTTCATTAGTCCCATCTTCAAAAGCACCAATACAGGTAGCATTTGCACTTAACGGATATGATACACTAGAGTATACCCCTAAGGTAATATCTGTAAGTAAACTATTTCCCTTTGAGTTTTCAACAGAACCAATCTCTGAATCCTCGGTAGACCCAAGGCGTACATTTAACGCATCAATGTACTGACCGTTAGGCACAAGTCTCTCATCAAGTGACTTGTTCATCTTACCCGATATGAAATTTCTTTTACTATTAGCCATACTACTTAATCCACTTATTTTGTCCTCTTAGATTCATTAACAATCTTCCCGGATGAATATTACTGATTCTTATCTTTGCGTTACGTAGAAGGGCTGATTTCTTCTTCTTAGCCCTATTTACCACGTATTCCTGAACACCAAGTTTACTATCTAATATAGAGTATTGGATATATGAGTATACATATTCTTCAAATAATTTATTGACAGTTATAAGTGAATTATCACCACCCTCCATTCCATCAGATACGTACTCAACTATTACGCTCTTACCTAACATCGTAGAATCAAAATTAATAACGCCTGCTTTAGCATCTATTCTAAAAGTAGGGTTAGCGTTGGCAGTCTCTGTATTAAGCCCGTAGCGAGCTCCTATTGCAAAATCAAAGTACCAATTACCATCACAGTTACGACCTTCTGAGCCATTGTATGCACTGCTTTCATTAAGATATATAGTTTTTTTAGTGCCGTTTATTCGAGCAATATCAATAGGTGAGAACTCAGGTTTTAACACACTACCTTCCTCATCAAACAATATCTTATCATTATTATCCATTAAGTATGCTTGAGCTGATGTCAATTGAATGTTTTCAGTCATTGGATACAAAACACCATTTTGAAACAAAGAAATACGAACCCAATTAACATAGTCAGAAGGCAATACAATTCTTACAGCATCATCAACTTTTAGTTGTAAAGCTTTAATTTCTTTAAACGCATCGTAGTTAAGTTCTTGAACCGCACGTTTAGCGTGGAACAAAATCTTATAACGCTCTTCGTTATTAATTAGAGAATGGTTTCCTTGATACATCAACATAAAGTTGTTGACTATATCTTTTAAGCTAACGTATTGGTACGAGCCCCAATTAGCATCCTCAGGATTTACTCCTGAAT